ATAATGGAGGTGTACTGGAAGTATAGTAGAGAATTGAAAACATTGGAGAAATTAAGTGAAATTTGAAGATTTAATTTATCCCATCGGGGTTGATGAGTTTCACTTAAAATACAAGGGGAAGAAACATTTTTACATCAAACGGAAAGACAATCCGTTTGCAAACCATTTCAGTTGGGAAGAACTGGATAATTATCTCAATCAGATAAATATAGGAAGTTGGGATAGAACACCACAGTTACAGGTAGTTTTACCTGATGGAAAGAAGTGGTGTAAAAAGAAAGATAAGATTAAAAAGACACGCACAGAGCTTTGGAATCTGTGGAATAATGGAAGTAGTTTCATACTTACGCTAAGTGAGTTCTTAAATGAAACTATGTGGAAGCAATGTCAAGAGTTTGAAAAGCACTACGGTGTTGGTCAAGCAAACATTTACTGCAGTAAGCAGGAGGACGCTAAGTGTTTTCCAATTCATTCAGATTCTACTGATAACTTCTTATTTCATGTATCTGGCAAGATACGCTGGTACATATATAAGGAGTTTTCAAAAGGAGGAGGTCGCAAGATAGGAGGGTATCCTGCAAGTGATGCTACTTTGGAAGAAGTAGTAGACTTAGATGACGGCGACTTACTTTATATTCCGAGAGGAAAATTTCATAGAGTAGATACTCTAAGCCCACGAATATCAATTAGCTTTCACTTTCAAGAAAGAAATGAAGGCAACCCATATTATAGGAGAAATTGGTATAACTGGAAACCATAGGAGATACTATGGCAGAAGGAAGTGATAATTCACGGAATGAAGTCGAGATAGATTTAGACAAGTATATGGCTCTCATAGAGAAGCTAGATAAGTCTGAAGATACTATCAAAGAAATGAAGATGGAAGCTGAAGCTGCAAAGAAAAGGCTTGCACCACCTAAACGAAAGTTTATGGATTTGTTTCTAGACGACAATGATGTTAATGAGAAAGCTATAATAGGTTTTATCTCATTCTTCATGATGATAATTTTTGCTGGGTGCGACTTAGTAACAGCGTTCTGGGGACAGGACTTGGTAATAAGCGACACAATCTATACCTCACTTGTAGTGGTAACACTAGGAGCATTTGGTATTAGTGAAGCAGGAAGAGCATTTGGAAAGTGATAAAAGCAAAACTATTTAAAGATTTCAATTTAATAGAACATGGTTATGTACCTCAAATGGTACACACCACGGACATATTCTGTCCTGTTTCTCATAGAAAGGAACAGGACGGCTATGCCGAACTACGAAAAGACATATTAGAGAATGGAATGAAACATCCAGTTATTCTAATACCGAACACAGAAGAAAACTATCAACTAGCAATACGACAGGTAAATACAGAGTATATTAGGGATAGGCAAATAAGTAAGTATTTATGTATGTATGGTAACCAAAGATTAGATATATACAAGGACGCTTCTTTCAGTTATATATGGAGTGTGGTAACAGAAAATGTGGAATGGTCACATGCTGTATTCCTAGAATTGAAAAATAGTTCTTGACACCAATAAAAAATTTCTGTATAATATACATATGAATGAAAATACAACAAACAAAAAAACTTGTCAGATGTGGAATGCTGAGACAAAGTCCTTCGAGACTTGGTATTGGGATGACTGCGAGATATGTGGTGAAATGGTAGACCACAGAACTGGCGAGTGTAAACAATACAAGTGCTGGATATAATATGAATTTATTTTACTTAGATGAAGATATGGACAAGTGTGCTGAATACCATGTGGACAAACACATAGTGAAGATGCCACTCGAAGCTGCACAGCTTTTGTGCACAGCTATCTGGGTAGACCATGTACTTGGCTTTGTTCCACGCGCTTTGAACAAAGAAGAAAGTAAAATCCTCAACGAGGAGAAAGCGAAAATCAAAGACTTACCAATGGAAGAAAGACCATTGACACCATACTTACCAATGATGTACAACCATCCTTGCACAATATGGACTAGGTCATCTCTTGATAACTTTGAATGGACTCATTGTTACGCAAATGCATTGAATGACGAGTATCATTATCGTTATGGTAAGCAACACAAGTCGATAGTAGAAGTAGTAAACAAACTGCCCGAGCCAAAGAATATGGAGCGTCTAGGACAGACTCCATTTGGCATGGCTATGCCAGATGACCTCAAAGATGAGAATGATGTCGTGGGCAGTTATCGACTTTACTATCACACAGACAAGGCAACATTTGCCAAGTGGTCACACCGAGACAAACCCGATTGGTGGGATGAAGGTCTCGCATGGTATGACGAACGGATTACAGCAAAATGATTAAAGTAACCAGTGGTAAATACACATTTACCTTTAATGACGGAACAACTGAAGAAGAACAAGCAGAAGCAATCAAAAGACATCTAGCAAAAGCAAGATGGTTTAGACCGATTGTTATGCACAAAAAAGGTGGCAACATTGTCCATCTAGGAAACGGAGTAAGAAAACATGGCAAAAGACATACCTCTTGATACCTTATTAGGAATTACTAAAGAGCCTGTAGAAACTATGGGTCACGCTGATATGATAAGAAATAATCTTAAATTACAGCATGAGAAAGTAAGTGCTGAAGTGGGATTGCTAGAGAAACAATTAGCAGATAAAAAAGAATACCTTGCAAAGATTGAAGGTGGACTTGATGTACTAGATGAACTGCAGAAATGATTGTTATCAAAGACGATTTTTATCCTAACCCTGACGAGGTTAGAGAAAAAGCCTTGTCTATGTTTTTTAGACCAGGTCGTAGAGAAAGAAGAACTATGTTTCCAGGTCGTCGCACCAAGTCATCTTTCAGTAATGAGAACTTCATTTACTGTAGGAATCAGTGGGAGAATATGCTAAATGCAAAAATGCAGTACTTCCCACGCAAAAATAGTAATACATCGTTTACATTATCAGAACATGATGATGCAAATTGGAACTGGGTACATCATGACTGTTCAGGATTCTTAGAGAATACTACAAAAGACATGAATGGACAGGCGTACGCAGCAGTTGTATATCTAAGTCCTAATGCTGATGTCAGAAAAGGCACAGGATTGTTCCAGTCTATACAGACAGGACAAGTTCATAAGAACGATGAACTCAGTAAAGGGGCAAAGGGTATGTTCAAGCAGATGTGGAAAGAGGACGGAGAGTTCTTAATGCACACATATGTTGGGAACATTTATAACAGATGTGTTTTGTACCCTGCACACTATTGGCACGCACCATTCTGTGCAGGATATGGACACAACAAAGCTACTGGACGATTAGTTCAAGTTGGCTTTTTTACGATAAATAAGAAATGAGTGAGTATAACAGCGATAAATTTAATGAACATCAAGTATTAGAAATGCTTGAAGAATACATAATGTCTACTTATGGTAAACATTACAGTATGAATAAGATACAATCTACGGAGTTCATATTCGATGCAGGACATGGAGAAGGTTTCTGTTTAGGAAACATCATCAAGTATGCACAAAGATATGGCAAGAAAGATGGTAAAAATATTGATGACTTACTCAAAATCTTACACTACGGAATTATTTTATTAGGGGTACAAATTGAGAACGAAGAAACACGAAAATCTTACACAAGCAAATATAACCAAGGTAATTGAGTTACTAAACCCTAAAGATGATAGTAAGCCTATCACTAAAAAAGAAGCATGTAGTATACTTAACATAGCTTACAACACAACAAGATTAGGCAATATCATTGCAGAGTTTGAAGAAATGCAAGAGTTCCGTGCAAGAAGAAAAGCACAGAACAGAGGCAAGGCTGCAACACCAGCAGAAATAAAAGATGTGGTAAAATCATACCTAGAAGGAGACAATGTAAGTGAGATAGCGAAGTCGCTATATAGGTCTCCAGCATTTGTAAAGTCAATAATTGACAAGATAGGTATACCACAAAAACTAGCACAAACAGATTATGAAGGCAGACGAACTGCTATGCTACCAGAACAATGTGTAGCAGAAGAATTCGAACCGAAAGAAAAAATATGGGCAATCAGACAGAATTATCCTGCAATAGTGCAGAAAGAAATTCAACCTGAAGGCGCAGAAGAGCGAGGGTTTAAAGTATACTTATGCTATACTATAGAAGCAACACAAGATGACCTCGCAAATACATTCTTCCCACATTTAGAGTTCGCAGGTAAATATTGTGTACTTGCAGCTTATGATATGGGCAGTTTAAGACATTTACAAGAGTATATGTAAACAAGGAAAATAAATGGACGCACTAACTTTAGTGTCGGCATTTTGGATAGCTGGAGTGGGAATGGCAATATACCAACTCTACATTCCAGCAGTGCAGATAATTGGAAGAATAGATAAGAATAATTTAGGATATAGGTATGCTTGGCTAGGCGGAATTGTGTTCGCCTGTTTTTCAGCACTATGCCTACCTTTTCTTATTCACATAATATTACTAGAAAAACATCAGGAGAGATTTCTGAGAGCATTTATACCAGCATACATGGGAGAAAAATAATGGCATACAGAGGAAATGTATACTACGAAGCATTAAAATTAAAATACTTAGCTGAAATTGCTGAAGCTGAAGCGGTTTTAGATACATACTTCAAGAACTCAGTAGGTATCGGAGAACATTCTGAACTACTGCCTGAGTTTGATAAATGGGTAGGAAAATTAGCAGAAGCTAAAGATAAGCTAAAAGCACTAGAGGAGTTAGTATAATGCATACCATACAACAATGCACACAAAAACTTATCGCACTGCTAGACGCAGTAGAAAGACTAGATAAGGACAACAAACAAACTTTACCTTGGAAACTAGATAACGCAAAGGAACTAGCAAGGGAACTAAAAAATGAATCAGAGTTTATTTCTAAATTACGATAAACAGACAATCGGAGTTATAAGAAACCCCTATGAACGAGTGGTCGCTTTGTATATGCAAAGCTTAGATTATATAGGATTGGATAATTGGTTAGCCAAGTGTCCCCCCGAAAAACAAGTAGTTCTATATA